ACTGGAGTTCAGACGTGTGCTCTTCCGATCTTGAACATGAAAAAAAGATACTGGGTGATGAACCTGCAGTTGCTTGCAGAAGATTCGGAAGACCAGGAACAGGATCAGGAAGAAGATTCTGAGGATGATGCAGAAGATGATGATCAGGAAGATTCCAACGAGAAGAAATTTTCACAAAAAGATGTGGATGCGGCAGTAGAAAAGCGTCTGGCAAGAGAAAAGAGAAAGTGGAAACGGGAAAAGGAAAAGACATCAAAACAGACTCAGGAGACCACGAAAGAAACAGAAACATCATCCGAAGATAAAAAGAAGCTCTCCAGAATGGAAGCCAAACTGGCATGCTACGATGCGGGGGTACAGAAAGAATCTGTGGAAGATGTGACAGCTCTGGCCAGATCCTATATGGCAGCAGACGAAGAACTGAGTCTGGAAGAGGCGGTTGCAAAAGTAGTAAAAAAATATCCACAGTTTACAAAAGGCAAAGCCGATGAGGAAGAGCCAGAAGGAAAGAACTGGGGAAAAAGACAGAAAGGAAAAGGCGGGAAAGAGGTTGACGGTGTAACCAAAGCTTTTCTGAAGAAAAATCCTGGATTAAAGGTAGATTAAAACGAAAAGGAGAAAAAGATGAACTTTAAGAAATTTACGATGTTTTTACAGTTGTTCGCACATGAACACGAAGAAAGATATTCTAATCTGGTTCTGGCGAAGATCAGAGAAGAGCTGGTACTGAAGGATGGTGTTATCTTCAACAACGATTATGAAGGGGATGCCGCCAGCGGTGCGGTTAAGATTCCAAAACGAGACGAAGAAGTAAAAGTATCTGATTACGATAAGGAGAATGGAATCGATGGAACACACGGATCCACAGGATACGAAAGAATGCTGATCACAAAAGACAAAGCGGTTAATGAGGTGATTGATGGATACGATGCACAGTCAGTACCGGATAATCTGGTCGCTGACCGTCTGGATTCTGCCGGTTATTCCATGGCAAGACAGATCGACAAAGATGCCGGGACTACATTACTTGCGGCGGCTACTACAGACAATGAAGTGTTACTTACGAAGGATAATATTTACAGCGTGATTGTAGACGTCCGTACGAGAATGAACAAAGCAAATATTCCAAATGATGGAAAACGTTACCTGTTAGTAACTGCAGACACGATGGCGTTGATCCTGAAATCACCGGAGTTTATCGCAGCATCTTCTCTGGGAGATGCGGTAAAACAGACTGGGGCAATCGGAAAGATTGCGGGATTTCTGGTCATTGAATGGAACGATAATACCGCAAATCTGCAGATGCTGGCAGGTCATCCACGGTTTGCTACAAGAGCGATGGCATTTGCAGTGAAAATCCATCTGCAGGATCTGAATGGATCCGGAAAATACATCGGAGCTTCTGCAGTGCAGGGACGTAAAGTATACGATCATAAAGTACTGAGAAGTGTGGCAATCCGCGCGGTATATTCGCCTGCAGCACTGCTTTTGAGTGCTGAGAAAGGAACAGAAGCCGGAAAAACAAAGATCACAGTATCAGAGACCGGAACATTCCTGTATAAGAAAAACCCGCAAGAACGCGCAACCTACAATATGACAACGGCGCAGTATGGTGGAATTGCCCTGACAAGTGGTACGACAGAGATTGAAGCAGCAGAAGGTGATATTATCGAAGTGGTGAAAATGACATCTTCAAAAGTTGCAAGTGCTGGATACTATCTGGTAAAGGCGGGAGATATCGCATAAGGAGGCGATATGATGTGATGGCATATGTGGATGAAACTTATTATCTGGAGGTGTATAAAGGGGAGTCGGTAAATGGCTTCCCTTATCTGGCAGATCGCGCATCTGAAATTATAGAAGAGCAGACTATGTACCGCTTGCGAAAGGAAACGTTTGAACAGATGACGGAGGCATCGCAGACGGCAATAAAGAAAGCGGTATGTGCGCAGATCGAACATCTGGATCAGCTGGGCGGAACAGAGGCTGAAAGCGGTATGTTGGCGAGCGGTTCCCTGGGAAAATTCTCATTTTCAGGCACACAGGAAGCAGAACAGGAGATCTGTTCACCGAAAGCACTGCGTCTGCTGTATCCTACAGGTCTGCTGTACAGGGGGAATGGATGATGAGGGCGATCCCTAAGAAATTATTAATCCATGATGCAGTCTTGAAACGGGAAAAGAAGAGCGAATGGGGCTCTGGGGCACTGGAAACAGTCACAGAACTGTCAAGAATTCGAATAGAACCGTCCAGCAGGATTACCAGGGATAAAAATAACGTGGAATATCAGCTTACAGCCATTCTGTTTTTTGACTGCAAAAACAGCCGGCCATCGAATCAGGAATTCCGAGAGGATGATATCATTGATTTTCATGGAAGTTTACACCGGATTATATCCGTAGAGCCGCTGTACGATGAAAGGAAACTGCATCATTATGAAATGGGGATGATACGATATGCCGGCAAGGACGAAGATTACCTTCCAGACAGAACTGATAGCCAGGGAGATTCTGGAGGATGGTGACCGTGCATTAACGCTGATCCGTGATGAGATCATCGAAGACTGTAACCAATATGTTCCGGTTCAAGGATCAGAAAAACATAATGGAGGTGGCGGATCTCTGCAAAATAGCGCCTTCATACATTCAGATCAGGAAGCAAAAGATGGAGAACTGGTGGTGCGATGGGATACGCCGTATGCACAGTATCAGCATGGAGGACTTGTAATGTATGGCACTCCAACAAACCGGAGTTATGGTCCGCAACATCTGAAATATACTTCTGTAGCAGCAAAAGAAGAGTGGACAAAATATGCAGCAGAACGCCATGGAGAACAGTGGTCTGAGATGCTGGATAAAGTATTGTGAGAAAATTATGAAACCAATTGAAGAATTAATGTTGAACATCAAAAAGGATCTGAAAGAGAACCTGCAGCTGGATGCCAACCTTTCTGAGCTTCCACAAAATGGGGGGATTTATCTGGAAGTTGGCAATGTGACGGAAAAAAACTATATCAGGAATGCACAATGCAAACGTACAGTTTTGGTGCTGTTTATGTGCAAACAGGCAGATGAGCCGAAAGCTATTGAAACGTTGGAAAAAATCTGCCAACACTATCGGGAACTCAAAAAACCACCAGCAGGTAAGAGCTATCGGGCTTTTTATGCAGGCATTACTTCCGGAACACATAAAACAGGGAGAACGGAAGACCTGCAGGTGGTCTATTCGGCGATTATCGCTTACACGATTTATTAAAGGAGAAAGAACATGACAGTAAAAGAATTAATGAAAAAATATAATCCAAATCCGGATTATGAAGGCTATGTCACTAATGATGATTACGTTTTAGCAATCAATACAGGTGGAGAAAGTGTGAAAGAAGAGGAGTATCAGGTGGTAGAAATCGGGGTATCTGGTCTGGATTCCCAGATGAACCCGATTACAACGGACAAAACTTACATCCGTGCAGGACAGTCTACTATGAAAACCGGAACACAGCGTTCGTTTAAAGTTTCCGGCGATCGTTATGTGGGAGATGAGGCTCAGGATTATATGCTCAGCCACGGAATGAAATATGGAACAGGTAATTCTGTTGTTACAGATTACATCTATTTTAACATCCTGAATGGAAAAGGGGAAAAAGGAAGAGTATCCATCATCGTAAACTCAGATGGTTCCGGAAATGCAGGAGAATCTTCAGCAGTGGATATCGAACTGAAGAAAAACGGTTCTATTCCGTCAGAATACACTTATTCTGCGGTAGCAGCATAAAAGGAGAGATATATGAAGGGAAAATTAGCCGGGGTGGCAGTAGAACTGGATACATTGACAGATCCGGATGTTGCAAAAGCGTATGAGGACAGTATCGATGAGATTCTGGAGAAGATGTCAGAGGCAAAACTGAAGGAACGGGGCTCAGATGGAATCCGGATGCAGTGCGAAGTGGTAATGATGGCGATCCAGAACGTGTTCGGGGAAGATATCAAAAATAAGATCTTCGGAGAGCACACAAATCTGTTCAAGTGTCTGGATGTTTTTGAGGAATACATGAACCTGTATCCAAAACAGGTAGTGCCACTGATCGAGAAAAAGTCAGAAAAATACAGCCGCCAGAGAATTGAACATTAATATCATTCTGGATAGGCTTCCGGAAAGTGTAGAGGTGAGGGGAAAGGAATACAAAATCTATTCCGATTTCCGAACCTCTATTTTGTTTGAAACGATGATGCGCAGCAGGGAATTGCGACCGCATGAGAAGATCCGGCAGATGCTGCAAATCTATTACCCAGTGATACCACCGGATCGAGAAGAGGCGGTAAAAAAGATTCTGTGGTTTTACGCTGGGGGAAAAGAAGCAAAACAAAAGAAGGAAGAAAAAAACAGAACAAGAAAATCATTCCGGAAGAATCAGACAGCTTACAGCTTTGAACAGGACGCACCGTACATTTATGCAGCATTCCGCAAAGAATATGGAATCAATCTTCAGAAGATAAAAAATGAAGAATTACACTGGTGGGAATTTCTGGCATTGTTTGACAGCCTGCCGGACGACAGTAAGATCATGAAGATTATGTACTGGAGAACTTGCAGCACCAGTGGACTGCCAAGAAAAGAAGTGGAACGGTTAAATGAACTGAAAGAACGATACAAACTGGTGGATGAAGAGAGCGTAGAAGAAAAGATCTCACTGGAACTGAGAAATCAGAAGATGCAGGAGTATGTTCAGAAACGTTACGAGGAGGTGGGAATGTGTGAGCAAGAAAAGCCAGGTAGAAATTGATATTACACTGAATGACAAAAACGTAAAAAAAGATCTGCAGTCTATGGCGAAAGAGGCAAAGAAAAATGCCGGAACAGTTGTTGAAGCTATGGATAAAGCTACGCATTCCATTGAAGAGAGCGGGCATGAGACGAAACAGACCGGAAAAGAAATTGAGGATACAACCAGAAATGCCGGTGAAAATTTCGAAGAGATGGGAGAATCTGCCAGACAGATGGGAGAGGATACATCTGATTCTGCCCGATCACTGGAAGAATTACGGGAAAGCACTGAAAAAACCAACCAGGGCGTAGAACGTTCACAAAAGAGCTTCATAAACTGGGGAAGCGCGGTAAAACTGGCGATTGCCGGTGTAGTAACAGTGGCAGCGACAGCATTTGGAGCAATTGCTGCAGGAACCGGTGCGGCAACCAGTTTCGGGACTGAATATAAAAAAGCAAGTAATGAAATTCAGGCACAGACAGGAGCCACAAAAGAAGAAATGGAAGGTCTGTCGGATGCAATGAAACAGGTATATGCTGATAATTTTGGCGAAGACATGAATGATGTTGCTGAAGCGATTGCAACGGTAAAAAAGAACATTGGCGGGACAGACGATGAGATCCGGCAGGCAACTGAAGAAGCAATTGCCTTTCGAGATACTTTCGGATATGAAGTGCCGGAATCTACCAGAGCGGCGAGCGCGCTGATCAAACATTTTGGCGTAGATGCAAAAACGGCTTATGATCTGATGGCGAAAGGTGCGCAGAATGGTCTGGATTATTCGGGAGAACTGATTGATAACATCGATGAGTATTCTGTACAGTTCGCGAAAGCCGGACTGTCTGCAAATGAGATGTTCAATATCATGGCAGCCGGATACGATGCAGGATCCTGGAATCTGGACAAAATCGGTGATGCGGTAAAGGAACTGAATATCCGCCTGGTGGATGGATCAGATACCACAAAAGCAGGTTTGGAAGCCATCGGGATGAATGCAGATGAAGTGGCGAAGAAGATGTCAAAAGGCGGTGAAACTGCTAAGAAGACATATAAGCAAGTAGTAGACAAACTTGCAGATATGGATGATCAGCAGGCAAGAAACATCGCCGGTGTCAATCTGTTCGGAACAATGTGGGAAGATCTGGGACCAGAAGTTGTTGCCGAGCTGGCAGTTCTGGAAGGAGCATATGACGATGTATCCGGAACCATGGACAAGATCAATGATGTGAAATATGATGATGCTCAAAGTGCTTTGGAAGCTTTGAAAAGAAAAACACAGGTTTCCCTGTTGCTGCCGATTTCGGAGGATATCATGCCAGCAATTTCCAGTGCCACAGATGCAGCTATCGGATATATTGATCAGTTGGCAGATGCATATGAAAATCACGGGGTGAACGGATTACTGGACGAAGCTGGTGAGGTGTTTGCGGAAATTTCTGTAAAGGCAGCAGCAGAGGCACCAAGAATGGTGGAAGCAGCCGTTGATTTTGTAGAAAATACCGTGGATGGATTGGCTGCACATAAAGGAGAACTGATAGAAGCCGGTGCAGATATGGTAAAGACTCTGGCTGGAGCAGCGGTTAAAACGTTACCAACGGAACTGCAAAGACCGGTAAAAGAGGCGGTAAATGATATTGTAGACAGCTTCACTGGTGGAGGAATTAAAAGAGGTGTCCAGACGTTTGGGAAAATCTTTGAAAATGGTTTTAAAGTAGTTTCCAAGGTGACAAAAACAGTATTGCCACCATTTACGAAAGCAGTTGATAAAACAGCTGACAACATGGACACACTGATTCCACTTGTGGTTGCAGGTGCAACAGCATTTAAAACGTATAGCGTGCTTTCTAGCGTAACTAGTGGCCTGAAAAGTCTTACGGCAGTCACGGCAACACTGACAACAATGGAAAAGGCAAATGCACTGCAGCTTGCAGCATCTACTGGAGCACTGACAGCAAAAGAGATGGTGGTCGGTGTACTGACAGGAAAAATCACTCTTGCAACAGCAGCGACAGCAGCCTGGAACGCCGTACTGAATGCAAACCCTATTGCACTCCTTGTAACCGGCGTTGTAGCGGCAGGAGCGGCTCTGGTAGCGTACAATTTAGCCACAGGAGAAAGCAAAGATAAAGTCGGAGCCTTGTCTGAAGAAGAAGAGAAGTTAAAAAACAGAGTAGAAGAACAGGCAGACTCTTACAAACGTCTGAAGGATGCCAGGGAAGAACAGATGGGCAAGATCGGCGCCGAATATGCGAATACTCAGGCACTTGCGGATGAACTTTCCACGATTGTAGATGAAAATGGAAAAATCAAAAAAGGCTATGAAGAGCGTGCGGACGTGATTGTTGGGCTTCTGAGTAATGCACTTGGCATTGAAATTGACGTGACGGACGGTGTAATCCAGAAGTATGGAGAGCTGAAGCAGACGATTAATGAAGTGATTCAGACGAAAAAAGCAGAAGCGATCCAGAGTGCCATGGAAGACAGCTATACGGATGCTATCAAAAACCAGACACAGGCTTATCAGGATTATGCACAAGCACAAAAAGATGTGAAAAAGACATCGAAACAATTAACTGATGCGCAGACTAAGGAGAAGCAGGCCAGAGAAAAACTGATAGAGGCTTCGAAAGAACAAGGAGCTGCGGTTATTGAGTTAAATACAGAATATCAGCAGGCAAAATCCGAGGTAGAAGCTCTTGAGAACAAACAAAAAGATCAGAAAGATACCCTGAAAGAATCAGAAAATACGTATCTGGGATATGTAGCGACTATCCAGAACTATGAAGGTGTTGTAGGAGCAATTGCATCCGGAGAAGCAGACCAAATTGATGAAGCCATGCGGAGAGCAGTAAACAGCTTTGAAACTGCAGAAACAGGAACAGAAAAAAGCCTGAAAAAACAGGTTCAGAACATGACAGATAATTATACGGCTCTTCAGGACGCTGTGAAATCCGGAGCACCGGGCGTAACACAGAACATGGTGGATGAGGCTGCTATTATGGTTGCGGAGGCAACCGCGGAATATGCGAAAGTTGCTCCGAATGCATCAAAAGAAATTGCTAAGCTGGATCCTGCAGTGATGAGTGTTCTGGCACAGGCAAACCTGCAGGGAAAACTCGGAAATGAAGGAAAGAAAGATCTGAAAGCATTAATAGATGGCTTGGATGGTCTTGACTCCAAGACGCGGGATAAGTTTGAAATGGCTGTGGAAGGAGCCCTGGAGGGGCTGGAAGGGTTTGATGAAATCAAAGCCAAGGCAGAAGAAAATGGAACTTCATTCCTGGAAGCACTTGCAACTACGTTGGAAGTACATTCACCATCGGCAGCGGTTCGGAGAATCTTTTCACAGGTTAATCCGGGAGCACAAGAGGGAGTGGAGGAAGGGAAAAACAGTCTTCTGGAAAAAGGAACTTCTTTGGCACAGGAATTTCTTAACAGTCTAACCGGTGGTTTGGCAAGCGGGAAAATTCAACTTACACAGGTGGGGCAGGATACAGCCGAAAGTGTAAAGAGCGGTGTGGAATCTGTGGATGCCACACAATCTGGCACATTATTCGGAACCCAGTACGCTACTGGCGTCAAAGCAACAACAGGTAAAAATAATATTGCAGCAAATGGTGTAGCAAAAGCAGCAAAGACAGGAATTGAACTGATCAAAGCACTGGCGAGCGGTACGGCATTTGGTAACCAGTATGCAACGGGAATCCAGGGAAAACGCGGAAGTGCCAACAGTGCAGGAGCAGCGTTAGGCTCAAGCGCAAAGTCCGGAGCTGGATATGCAAACCCCACCCCTGAAGGAAATACGTTTGGAAATCGATATACAGCAGGAGTCCGGGCCAATACATCAGGGGCGAGAAATGCCGGCAGCGGTTTGAGCGGTGCAGCACGCTCCGGGCTTGCAGTAAATGGATCCACGGATATTGGACGCAATTTTGGACAGGGGTTTATCAATGGTATCGGCTCTATGATGGGCGGTGCTATTAATGCAGCAGCAAATTTCGCGGCAAATGCACTGAATGCAGCAAAAAGAGCGTTAGATTCCCATTCGCCGTCCAGAAAAACAGATAAATTGGGAAGCGACTTTGATCAGGGGTTCATCAATGCAGTTACCAGAAGAACGGCTGATGTGATGAAAGCGGTCGGACAGATGGGGAAAAGTGCTATTGATGAGTTCCAGACGGTTTTTAGAGATGGGTTTGATATTGAAGAACTGATGGGAACGGCAAATTTTGTGGTGCAACGGCAAATTGATCAGTATTCGAGCTATCGAGAAAGTGGAAAGAATGAAGACAAAAGAAGCAATGATGCACCAAGAGTAAAAGAAATCAACCAGACGATAAACATTTTTCAGCCGGTCAAATCACCGATAGAAACCAGCAGAGCACTCCGAAGGGAAGCAAGGAGGATGGCACAGCAATGATAGAACCTATTTTTTCACTGACCAGAAATGGGAAAACACTTATTTTAGACGAACCGGAGTACGGGGTGACCGATTATTCAGGCCTGGAAGCCACGGATTACGATCTGGAAAAAACGGTCAACACCAACTATATCGGGGAACGCCTGAAACGAAAGAAGATTCTGTCCCGGCCGATCTCCATATCTGCAGACTGGCTGGGACAGGACGATGAGAAATCAGCGAAACGGCAGGAATTGATCGCGTTCTTCTCCCCGTTTTCTTCCGGAACACTCACGGTCAATTATATGGGAGTGGAGCGCACAATCGAGTACGAAGTGGAGGCTTTCAAGATCAACACAGTGAACCTGCATGAAACACTGGATTTTCAGGCGGATTTGATCTGTATGGATCCAATGTTCTGGGATGTCCTGGAAACTGGGGAAACGATCGCTACCTGGGTGCGTGGCTGGAAATGGAAGTTCACTCTGCCTTTCAAGATGAAAGAGCGAGGCGAGCCACAGAAAAATATCATCAATACAGGTCACGTGGAAACCCCTGTGGAGATCTACTTTCACGGTCCTGCCGTCAATCCGAGTATCAAAAATATAACGACTGGCGAAACCATCCGGATCATTCGGGAACTCACTACAGATGATGTGTTGTATATCAATACAGGCTTCCGACAGAAAAAAGTA